CTAAACTTTATGTTGACAATGCGATTAGCAATGTAGCAACATCGTTTACAGCAGCTGGTGATAGCGGCACGGTTTCTATTTCCAGTGGCACTGATACTCTCACAATTGCTGGCGGTACAGGACTGACATCATCTGCTGGTGCTACAGATACTGTTACAATTAATCTTGATAACACAGCAGTCACTGCTGCATCATATGGATCAGCAAGCTCTGTTGGAACATTTACGGTTGATGCACAAGGTCGTTTGACAGCGGCATCTAATTCAGCAATCTCAATTACCTCATCACAAATTAGCGATAGAGCAACAACCCTCGTAACTGGTTTGACAGGAACAGCAAATGAAATTGCAGTATCAAACTCTGGTGTTGGTGCAGTAACACTTAGTCTCCCAGCTAATGTTACCATTTCAAACAATCTTACTGTAACTGGCGATTTGACCGTACAAGGCAATACAACAACTCTTAACACAGCAACTTTGGTTGTTGAAGATAAAAATATTGTTTTAGCAAATGTTGAAACTCCAACAGACACAACAGCAGATGGTGCTGGTTTTACTATTAAAGGCGCAAGTGATAAAACTCTTAACTGGGTTGATGCAACAGATGCTTGGACTTCATCAGAACATTTCAATTTGCTTAACGGAAAAGTGTTTAAAATAAACGGCACAACTGTATTAAGCGGAACAAACTTAGATAATGTTACTGTAGACGGTGGTACTTTTTAGTTAGGAGAGCCAATGGCTAATGTAATTAAAATTAAAAATTCTGGAACAACAACCCATGCTCCAACGTCTTTGGAACATGGGGAAATTGCCATTAACTATGCTGATGGTATTTTATTTTACAAAGATGCTAGTAATACAATTGTTTCTTTTAACATATCAGAAGCGATAGGAAATGCGAATCTTGATACTGATCTTGCTGATTTAGAAGTATCAGTTGTTATGCAAACCTTCTAGGGGTTGGAACAGCTTTTCTGTTATAATTGAATATCATGGATGATGTAAAAATAAACACAAGTAAGACATTAACTCTTACTTTACCAAGCGACCCTGCATCCAATATTGTATCAGCAAGCCTTTATCATGAATTTGGTTCATTGGTAAGTGGGCCAACTAATGCTACAAGAACAAGTGCTGGTGTTTACACGATCAGTTATGGGCAGCAAGCTTCTGGTGTTTATGTTTTAAATTCAGCAGGAAGGCATCGTGTTGATTTCACATACACTTTAAACAGCACATCTTATACTCAATCTCAATATATAAATGTCTATACTCCATATATTGATAGAGATACATTTTTTGAAGATCATCCCGAATTGGAAACAAATTGGTTTGACAAGTTTGATAAAATGGAAAAAAAAGTTAGAAATATTATTAACACATTTTGTGGTCAAGCATTTGATTATTATCCAAATAAATATATAGAAATTTCAGGTTCTGGCAAGAAAATAATGCATCTGCCAATGCCGATTACAACTTTAAGAACTGTCACTATGAATACAGGTGATGATGATGAAACTGTTGTTCATGATTATACAAATTCTGCAATAAATAATATTGAAAAAGTAAAAGAACCACATAATTTTGGCACTACTTATTATATTCAATATAAAAAATCTTTTTTAGATAGTATTCAAACTGTTATTTTATCCAATAAATTTGAAAGAGAAGATGACTATAAAATTGAAGGAGATTTTGGGTGGCTTTTTGTTCCTAATAATGTTGAACAAGCAGCTGATTTACTTCTTGAAGACATGATGAATGAAGATTCAATTTATCGTAAACATGGGATTTATAGTGCAGACATGGATGTTTTAAAATTTCAAACCAGTCAAAATTTTTATGAATCAACTGGCAATATTGATGCAGACATATTACTTATGGACTACACATTGTTTGTTATGGATTATGTGGTTTAAATGCCAACGCAAACATATTTTAAATTCTCTCACACTGGAGATATTTTTCAAAAGACTACGACTACAAATGATGCAGGGCAGCAGTATGCCGCGTATACTCAAGTAGAATCTATAAGTTTTCAATTTCAAACTCCAAGCACAAATACATCAACTGGTGACGAAAGAAGAATGACCCCCTACCAAGAAAGTATTCCAAAATTTGAAGCAATTGTTCCAGTTACTTATTCAACTTATATTGATTATGGCAATAGATTTCAAAATATAAAAGATAGAAATAATACTGCAATTGATAGTAATAAATATGAAATAGTTGGTATACAGCCAAAATTTGGAATAAGTGGTAAAAAACATCATATTGTTGTTTCTTTAAGAAAAGTTGTGGAGTTGTGATGATAAAAGTAACAGGTGATTTGCAACCTATTTTAAATAAAATTGAAAAATTTCCAATTGTAATAGAGGCGGCAGTTGCTGAATCGCTTATGGCGAGTGAAAGTTCTATTAGACAAAATATATTTGATGAATATGGTGATATTTTTCAAGACTACACGATTGAAACAAATGAAGATTTAAGTATCAATATTACTTTAAATAAAAAAGATTTATGGCATTACCAAAATGTCACTGGAAATTCTTTTGAAAATATTAAGGAATCTATTAGGAACTGTGTAGCCCAAAATATTAAAAACAGTTTGTCTAAGAATGTAGGAGGGGGTAATGGCTCTTAGTGTTTATGATATTAACACTGCCTTACGAGCAGACACCGATCTTTCCAATATTGCTGGAAAAGTTATGAATTTTTTTCCTGTTGTTGCAACTAATGGAGAAACAGCCCCGTATGTGGTTTATTATTATCAACCACTAGCCCCCAGTGTTGAAGCTTATTGGATGAGAAAAGATGGAATTAGGTATTCAATTTTTGATACTGATGTTAGTCGTTTATTCTTGATAGCTGAAAAAATTATTGAAAGACTTGCTATTTCTGATCAAATAGCCCAGCCTGGCGGTATAACTGGTTCTAATTCTAGAATTTTATCTTCTTATCAAACTGGTTCCGATCTGGCTGCTCCTTTAGAAAAAGAAGGCTGGTTTAGAATGAATTTAGACTTTAAAATATGCAATGTTTAGCTGAGTGTGGTAAAATAATAAGATATGGAGTATAGTACTATTACATACATTGGCAAAACACCAGGATATGTCGTTAAACTTGGTAATACAATTTATGAGTTTGAATGGAATAAAGGTCTCGGTATAGGCAATCGCCAAGGCGAAGTCAATACTAAAGATATAGAAAGGATCGCCAAATGGCGAGACAAGAAGGGTAGGAAGATATTCCGCCTGGATAAATAGGAGGAAGTAATATGGCAGTTAATGTTTCTAACATTATTGTTGGTGAAGCTACAATTAAGCTTGGCACTAACGCAAACGCAACAACTATTGCAGCAATGAATAACTTTGCTGACATTGGAGCAACACAAAACGGTTTGGAAATCTCGTGGGAGCCAGACATGGTTGATATTGAAATTGACCAATTTGGTGATGCCGCAAAGGTGATTCAGTCAAAAGTTAAGGTAATGGTTAAGACAACCCTTGCCGAAGGCACATTGAACAACCTTGCAACAGCTTGGAACTATGATGGCGCTACTGACATCGTTGCAAACAACGATGGAGCAAATTCACAGACATTCTTGTTTGGCGCACAGGGAGTAATCCCTTACGAGAAGGCACTCGTTGTAACAGGCACAGCGCCTGGCTCAACAGCTAGCGCTACATTGACACGCAAGTTTTACACAAAGCGAGCAATTTCAATGGAATCGTCTACAATTAGCATGAAACGAGCAGAGGCAACGATGTTCACAGTTGGTTTTAGAATTTTGCCAACAGTAGCCGATGTCGGTTATGAATACGGCAAGATCGTAGATCTAACAGCCTAATTATAAATTAATATAATTTAGCCAAAAGGTTTCGCCCCTTTGTATTTTGTGATAAACTTAATACACAAGGGGCGAAGCCCTTTATAACACAAAAGGATGGATAAATTGAACGATAAAAATAAAGACATTCTTGCCGGCACAGAGATTGTGTTTGCAGATGGTAAAACAAGAACAATTAAACCTTTGACAATTCGTAACCTTAGAAAGTTTATGAAAGTTGTTAAGGATCTCAAGAGTGAAGATACGCTTGATGATAGTGATATTGACATCATGGTTGAAGCTGCCGGCATTGCCCTTGCAGCTGTTGATCCTGAGTTGGGTAATAACAAAGAAAAACTAGAAGATGTGCTTGACTTGCGTTCATTTGGTGAATTAATGTCAGCCGCAATGGGGTCAGACCCTTCCTTATAGGAGAAGAGGGGGCGGGTTCATCCGACCAAAACTGGGAAGATCTCCCTCTTCTAAAATATGAATCAGAAGTTTTTGTTAGAACTGGTGCTTGGGTTAATATTGAATCCTTAGAAACATATTTAACATTAAACGAATTGTTTTTGCTATATCGCGCTTGTATGAATGAAACTGGCACAGCAATGAAAATTGCTGCTGCTGCTCAAGGTGCTGAAGTTGATTTTGATGAAGATTGGTATGATCCTGAACCGCCAAGACAAGCGCAAGCTCATGACATATTGGATATGAAATTCGGTATAGGGTATGAAGTTGTTAAAAAAGAAGAAAATTAATTTTGCTTTAATTGACCCAATATGCGATAATTGTTATGGCTAAAATATGTCTGACACTGGTGATTCAACAACTAAAATAGGGATAGATGCTTCCGTCACCGGTACTGGTGAGGTGGCTGGTCTATCTAGTCAAGTAGCTGGATTAACACAACACTTAGCCAATCTTTCCACATCTGCTTTAAAAAGCTTTAATACTCAAGATTCTTTAAATAAAGCCCTTGAACAAACAAGAAAAAGTACAAGCATAATTAGCGGGAGTTTGAACGAATATAGAAAAAATCTTGAATTAACTAGAAAAACAATTGATGAAACAACTAAAAGATTAGATGCCCTAACTGCTGCTCAAACGAGAGCGGCATCGGCTGGTAAGTTAACACCGGAAACTTTAGCTGGCTATGAACAAACAAGAAAACACCTTAATGGGATGGCTGGCTCTGTTTCTGGTTTAACCAAGGTTATGCGTGGCAATGCCATTGATCAATTTGGCGCAAAAATGAAAGCGGCTGGTCAAACTGCTCAGCGCTCTGCTTACTACATGACAGCCGCAACAATGCCAATGCTTTTAGCATTCAAGTCAGCTTTTTTTAATTTTACAAAATTAGAACAAGAGCAGGTTCGTTTAAAGAAACTTATTGGAGACAATTTTGAAGGCATGGCTGACGGTGCAAGATTGTTTGCTGCTGAATTTGCAAAAATTGATAAAGCTCTTGATGCAATAACAAGAAAATTTGGTACATCAAGAGTTCTTATTCAAAGCCTTGCTGGCGACTTTGCAGAAATAGGCGTTCCCGCCGATGCTATAATTAGATTAACAGAACTCACCGCTGCTGCCGAAAAACTTGGCAACCTTGATATTTCAGCTTCTCAGAACTTTATTCAATCTTTGTATCAAAACGTTGTCCGTGTTAGAAGAGAAACTGCTCAAAAATCTGGGTTGAATTTTGATATTTCAAGTGCAAAAGAAATGAATGGAATATTAAACGAAGTTCAAGGACAGCTTGCTTTGTTTAACTTAATTGAAAACAAAACATCCCTATCCCTAAAAGATATTGCAGATGCATTCCCAGAAGTTTCTGCAGCCGCTACAACATTTGGCTTGTCAATGACAGAAACCGCATCTTTGTTAACACCAATGGTTGCTGCTGGTTTTCAAGTTGGAGCATCTGCAAACTCCATTAAAGTTTCATTGCAAAGACTTGTCGCAATGACAAAGCAAAATACAGATATTATTAAAGAACTAAATCAGTCAATAGGTGAAGATTTCAACATGGCTGCTGATGTTGGCATGAGTAGTATCCAAAGGCTTGTTGATGGCTATGCGCAATTAAAAGAATCAAAGGGTGAGCAAGGAGCTCTTGAATTTTTCTCAAGACTTTTTGGTGTTCGCCAAGGTCCACGAATGGAAGTTGCTATTCAGCAAATGGCTGCTTTTCAAGCATCATTGCAAAAAACAGGAAGTGCTGAATCGGCTATTGCAAAAAAATTAGAAGAGGCTGTAAATCTAAGACTAAGGCAATCCGGTATGGAAGAGATAAGTATTAATAAAGTCATAGATTTAACTAATTTACACAGATCAGCTATAGAAGAAGCTAATGGTGAATATACAGACCGAGCAAAAGTTATTCAAGGGGCTCAAAAAGAAGCTGCCGATATGCTTAAAAAAGAATTTGCTGATACTTCTGATTACCTTGCAAAAGTCGGTACCGAAACAGGGCGAGAATTATTTATGCAAAGCATTGGTGGTGTTACTGCCGCGAATGCAACAATGCAAGCTGAATTGGCTCAAGCAATTTCAACAACTGCAACAAATTTTAACAGATTAAGGGAATCCTTCCTGGGCATTGGCCGTCAATTTGTACCGGTAGTTGGAGATATTATTAAAAAAATTCTTCCATTTATTCAAAAAATTGAAGAATTTGTTACCAATTTAGGACCTGGAGTTAAAAGAGCCATTGGTGGATTCTTATTGTTTTTAATTATTCTTCCACAAATAAAAATGCTACAAGCAATATTCAAAATGTTGTTTGGCTCTATTGTTTCATTTTTTGGAAAAGCAGTTGGAGGTTCAAATGGTCTAATTAAATCATTAACAGGTGTTGCTGCAAAAATGATTGATATTGGAGATTTAGTTAATAACCCAAAACTATTAAAAGGATTTAATAAATTAACTCAATTTGGAGATAAAGTTTTATTGGAGCAAAGCCCTACATCTGCCGGGTATGGTCGTGGTTTAATTGGTAGAAGAAGAATGGTGCCAACCGAAGAAAGCACATTTATTTCACAACCGTTAAAAGAATTGTTAGCAAACAAAGGTCTTATTGGTCCAACAGACACTAAATCTGCAAAAGGTATTTTAAGCAAAGCTTCCAAAACTGGGTTGACTGACACAACATCTTTAATTAAATCAATGCTTGGAATAACAGACGAGGCTAAAAAATCTACTAAAGCTTCAGCAAAAGCTGCGGATAAAGCTGCAAAAGCTGTTGATAAAACAACAACTGCTACGGCGGATAAAATAACAAAAGGTATAAAAGGATCTGTCTTTCAAAATAATACATTTCTTGGAAATAGATTTGGAGGCAACACTGCTGGACCAGGCAGTACTGGTTCTGGACCACGCACTCCAAAAACCCCCAAGTCGGGCGGAACACCAA